ACGGTCAAGTTATGGCTATCGAGTTGATCCAAGGTGGCAACGCTGCTGCTTAATTGCAAGAAAGGAATAATTAAATGCCCTTGCTAACTCCATCCGCAGTGCATGTAGATCAGCCGCTGACTAACCTAACGCTGGCTTATGCACAATCACAAGAGAACTTTATCGCTGATAAGGTTTTCCCAACTGTCGGTGTTTCAAAACAATCTGACAAATACTACATCTATGACCGTGCGAACATGAACCGTACTGGTGATGTAGCTAAACTAGCTCCACGTACAGAAGTAAACCGTATCGGTATGACTTTATCAACAAGCAGCTACTTTGCTGATGTTTATGGTCTTGGTATGGACTTCGATGAGCAAACTTTGGCTAACGAAGATGCTATGTTGGACATCCGTTCTGCTGGTGCTGAAACTTTGGCGATGCGTCTGATGATCCATCGTGAAGAGCAGTTTGCAACCAACTTCTTCTCAACAGGAGTTTGGGGAACAGACAACACATTGTCAGGCACTTCACAGTGGTCAGACTACACCAACTCAACACCAATCCAAGATGTAACTGCTGCTCGTCGTGTAGTACAGTTGGCTTCTGGTGGCTTCAAGCCAAACACAATGGTTGTTGGTAAAGAAGTACGTGATAAGCTGATCAATCACCCAGACATTCTGGCACGTTTGAACGGTGGCGCAACTGTAACTAACACAGCTTTGATCACAGATGCTAAGTTGGCTGAAATCTTTGAGGTAGAGAACTTCTACGTCATGGAAGCTGTCAAGAACTCATCAGTAGAAGGTGTTGCAGAAAGCAATGCGTTCATCGGTGGTAAGAATGCTCTGTTGGCCTACACACCATCAACTGCTGGTCTTATGTCACCAGCCGCTGGTTTGACCTTCGCTTGGAATAACCTAGAAGGTGTGAACAACTTGGGTATCACTGTTGAGTCATTCTCAGATGATGCTCTGAAGCGTCAGCAAATCGCTGAGATGATCCAAGTTAAAATGTCTTACGATATGAAAGTCGTAGGCGCTGACTTGGGTTACCTCTTCGCTGCTGCTGTAGCTTAATTTACATTGGTGGGGGCTGTAGTAATGGCCCCTGCCATCCTTCCCCGACAAAAGGTAGTACAATGATCCGACAAGAGAATATGCCATTTCAAATAGACCGCCCAGTCTTTGTTAAGTACCCATTTCAATCTTTGGGTAGACAGCTAAAGAAGGGTGAGGAGTTTAAATGGAAAGAGATTGGTGTAAGTGAAGATAAAGCACTAATCTTATACACACAAGGTTTCATTCATCATAACTCAGAGTTTGAAGTAAGGCTTAAAGTTGGTGATGGACTAGAGCAACTAGACATAGATAGTTTGCATGGTCTTGTGGACAGTATCAACGATAAAGTAAACTCTAAGACAAAATCTGAAGCTGAGTTCCAAAAGAAGAAGTGTAAGAAGTCTAAGATAGTTGATAAACAGCGTGGGCTTATTCGTAGCTGGCGTAGAAATTATGGTCACATGGAGACTTAAAGAATGGCTTGGTCGTATGATGCAACTGATTTGGGTACAAGTACAGCCTCTGGGCGTTTGAACTCTGTACGGCTCCTTGTGGGAGACACTGACACTAACGACCAACAAGTTCAGAATGAAGAGATTACTTTTGCTTTAGCTCAGACAAGTAACAACATCTATCAAGCTGGTGCTTGGACTGCTAGAACAATCGCTGCACAATACTCTCGTAGGGTCACACAGAACCTGTCAGGCGCTCTTAGTGCTAATTACAGTGACCTAGCTAATCAGTACACACAACTAGCTTTAGACCTTGAGCTTAACGGTAAGAAGGCTGGAGCTAGTGTGGGTGTAGTTGCTGGTGGTATTAGCATAGCTAGGGTAGATGCTGTAAGACAAAATACAGATCGTGTTCCACCATCCTTCCGTAGGGATAGATTCAAGAACCCACCAAGTTATAGTGGTGATGATTACGACTATAGTTAAGGGATAGGTCATGGCATTCTCAAGAGGTTATAACCTACTCAAGATGGTAGAGGAGTTTGGTGAACCACTTACTCTACGCAAGAAGACTACAGCAGGAACCTACGATCCTACTACTGGGTCAGTAACAGGTTCAGCTACAACCGACTACAGCTTTGAAGGTTACTTCTACAACTACGATCAAGGTATCATAGCTAATGTAGATGAGATCCGTAGAGGCACCCGTAAATGCGTAGTCCCAGCTTTAGGATTGGCAGTAGAACCCGATGACGAAGATCAGATTATTGGTAACGGTGACACAGTTAATGTTATTTCTGTTGTTACTATATTTTCTAATGGGGTCAAGATTTGTTTCTTGTGTGATGTGAGAGAGTAATGGCCCAGAGTACTTTTAAATCAGGTCTTGATAAAATTGTCAGTGATGCTGCTAGAAAAGGTATGAGAAGAGGTCTTGAGGAAAGACTTGACAGTATGGCAAGAGATGCTGTCGGTCTAGGTACTATTAATGTCCCTGTTTGGAGTGGTGCTTACGTTAGATCCTTTTCATTTAAGGCTAACAATACTTCAAGCAGAGGCCGTAGAGTACCGTCAGACGGTTATGCTGGAGGTCCACCTACAGGCGGGGCAGAAGACAGGGATGCTGGTCTTAGGAACCTTGAATCAGATATATCGTCTATTCTTGCAGATGAGAATGCAGATATTAAAACCATAACTCTTAGGAATGATTCTCCACATGCGAGTGCTGTCGAGGAAGGCTCTCTAACTGTTCCTCTAAAGGGTAATGAGCAAGGACTTGTGTTCGACAATGCTTATAAAGTGTTCGCACAGATAAGGAGAAAGTATGGCTAGTATACATAATGACATACGGGCTGCACTAGAAAACAAGTTAGCTAATACTTCGGGTCTTCCATCAGGTATCGCTTTTGAAAATGTTTCTTTTAGTCCGACAACTGGTACAAGTTTTCTTCGTACATTTTACATTCCGACATCTCGTAGACCTGCTGTAAGAGGTTTAAACCCACAACAGAGATATGAAGGTATCTTTGGTGTGACCGCCTATGCCCCAGAAGGTAATGGCCCCGCCACTGCTGATAGTCTCGCTAATATTCTTATCGAGGCTTTTGAAGCAACCACTAAGATCTCCTACACTGGGGATGAAACAATCACTGTATCCATCGACTACGCTGAAAGACAACAAGGTTTGTTGGATGCGCCTTGGTACTACGTTCCGGTTAATATCGGATGGTACTGTTATAATAATTAGGAGAATACATTATGGCCTTCGCACAAGGTTCTCGTTCCAGCCTATCGTACATTGTGGAAAGCACATTCGGTACAACTCCCGCTGGTAACTTCACAAACTTACCCTTCAGCACACACTCTTTGAACTTAACTAAAGATCGTGTAGCTGGTACTGATATTCAAGCTGACCGTATGCCTCGTGTTGATCGTCATGGCAACCGTCAAGTCTCTGGTGACATTGTAGCTGACTTACGTGATGCTGACTACGATGTATTCCTTGAGTCAGCCATGTTGAATACCTTTTCAACTAACGTCCTTAAAGTTGGTACTACACCTAAGTTCTTCTCTATCGAAGACTATGCTGCTGACATTGACCAAGCTCGTTTGTTCACAGGTATGACAGTTTCTACTATGGGTATATCTCTTGCCCCTAACCAGATGGTAACAGCTACCTACGGTATGGTTGGTAAGGACATGACTATTGGCGCTACTGAGAAGACACAGGACGCTGCATCAGGTGCTGCTCCATTCGATGCTTACTCAGGTACACTGGAGATTGGCAATACTAACGGTACACCAGCTACAGCAGCTATCGTAACTGGTATGGATTTCACTCTGACTAACTCCTTCGCACCTACCTTCGTTATTGGTAGCGACAGTGCGCCACAGTTGGAAGTTGGTCGTGCAGAGATCGAAGGTACTATCTCAGCTTACTTTGAGGATGCAGCCTTAATCAATCGCTTCTTGAATGAGACTGAAACTGAGCTTGAGGTAACTGTGGGTGATGGTAGTAACACTATCAAGTTTGCATTCCCACGGGCTAAGATCAATAGTGCAGACGTAGGTGTAGATGGCCCAACTAGCCGTATCATTTCTATGTCATTCGTTGCACTCTACAACACAGCAGATGCAAGTAACTTAGTTATTACTCGCTCTGCATAAAGTACCCTAGCTAGGGCGGGGAAGCATTGGTGTCGGGTCTGATGCTTCCCCTTTTAACAAACTAACCCGACAACTTTTTACCCGAAAGGAAACTCGACATGGACTTGAAAGATTTAATACCGACCACAAACACTGTAGATGTAGAACTTATACACCCATTCTCTGAAGAGCCTCTCTTAAATGATGATGGAACCCCTATGTCAATCACCCTTTATGCCGCACACTCTAAGGAGTATAAAGCAGCATTACATGAGCAAACAAACATCCGTTTGAAGAAGGCTCAAGATAACAAAGGTAAGATTGAACTTACAGCGGAAGAAATGGAAAAGTCTAACATCGACTTGATAGCAAAAGCTACTAAGTCTTGGAATTTAACTTTTGATGGTGACAACCCAGATTTCACTGTAGCTAAAGCTAAAGAGCTTTATGAGGAAGTGTTCTGGATGAGAGGTCAGATAGAGGAGGCACTGGCTAACTCGCTGGATTTTACGAAGACCTGATCAGTCAAATAGAGGCTTATGCTGAACACCAATTCAACTTAAGCAAGACTGATCAGAACGGCACATCAGAACGTGAACACCTAGAACAAGTAGAAAGGCAGACTGGAAAAAGACTTAAACAACTAGATGGACCCGAATTTCCTATGTTGTTGTCTCACATCTGGTCTGCCTTTATTTTATTAAGCAACAGCAGATCTATGGGTTTCTCAGGCCCTAACCCGATAACTTACGAACAAATAAAGGCATGGAAAGAAGTGACACAAACACCATTAGAAGGCTGGGAAGTATCAGCACTAAAGCGTTTGGACACTATCTTTATAAGGGTTATGAATGGAAAATGAAGTCTTAAAACTCATTCTCTCTGTTGAGGACAAGTCTGTCATTAAGGCTACCCAAGAGGCTAAACGTCTTGAGAAAGAAATCAAGGCGCTTGTAGCTACTGAGAAAGTACTGGGTAAAGAGCATGAGATAGTCAAGCAAAAGACTATTGAGATAAAAAGAAAGTTACAAGACTATGCCAATATAAGTAGTCAGAAGGCTGTCCCTACCCTTAAGAAACTTATACAAGCTGAGAGAACACTTAGCTTAGAAGTTGACAAGAATACTGCCGCTTTAACAAGAAATACTAAAGCTACAAAATTAGCAGCAGATGCAAGCAACCAGTATGGAACGTACTCTATTGCTGCTGGTAAAAAGTTAAACACTTTTAATATGAGAGTACAACAAACCGGTTACCAACTTCAGGATTTCTTTGTACAGTTGCAATCTGGAACGAGTTTCTTTACAGCTTTCGGTCAACAGGGTTCACAGCTTGCCGGTATTTTTGGACCAGCAGGAGCTGTCTTCGGTGCTGTCATTGCTATCGGTTCCGCTATTGCAGCTATCGGATATAATGCCCTCACCGCATCAGAAGAGGTAAAAGAATTTGGAGAAGAGTTCGGGGAAGCTAAGACGTATCTGGACGCTTTCAAAGATTCATTAGACCTTCTAGCACAGGAGAATGGTGAACTAGAAGAAACTTTTGGAAATTACACATCTTACATAAGGAATCTAGAGGAAGCAGCTTTAAGTGCATCCGAAAGCCTCTCCAGAATAGAATTAGGTGAGAGTGTATCTGCTCTTTCTAAAAAACTAGATGACGGTTTATTGAATGGTTTCACTCCTCTTGGTAAATTGTTATTTGGAGAAAAAGGCGGTGCTTTAAAAGATCTAGGTTTACAAGAATCAGGTCTTACAGAAAGAGACATATTAAACTTAAAAGTTAATGTTGAAACAGGTGCCTTTGAGGATGCTGCACAACAAGTAGAATTTATACTTGATAAGATTAATAAAAGTCAAAGTGACTTAACTGCTGAAGGTTTGAAGTACCAACTTAGCTATATAGAGTTAGGTAAGGAGCTTGCTAAACACTTAGCCCTGACTAATGGCACTGCACAAGCTGCTAAAGATGCTGCTGAAGCCCAGAAACAAGCTGCTAAAGATGCTAAGACATATGCCGCTGGCGAAGCAGCTATGCTTAAGATCCTTAAGAAAAGGGCAGACGATAGAAATAAGGCTGAGATAACCTTCCTTAAAATTATGGAAGATGTCAAGAACGAGAGGCAAAAAGGACTAGACGCAGAGCAAAAGATAAATGACCTTGTTGATAAGCGCCGTAACTCTATGTTGGATCAAGGTGATTTATTAAAGCATGAAGTGTTCCTAAGAACAGCTTATAAAGACGAAACCTATATACAAGAGAGACTTGAGCAGAAGAAGTTAGACCTTTATATAAAACAAGCTGATTTAAACCAAGATCAGGCTGATAGGTTAAGGGCTGCTCATAATTATCTATTGGATCAAAAGAAAGCTCTAGAAGACATTAATGACCAAGAAAAGATTAGGTTACATCTTCAGGATCTACAAGTTAAAGCTATAGAAGAGTCTCCTGCTGGACAAGCTCTTAGGAAGTACGGTGCAAGAGGAACAAAATCTGACAAAGATCCAATCTTCGGTACTGGTCCTAGAGAGGGTGAGTCTATATATGATACAGACAAGACTAATAAGGCGATAAAAGAGACTATAGACCTTACCAGAGAACTAACTGACGCACAGAAACAACAAGTGGCTATAGCTGATAGTATCTCTGGAGCCTTTGGTGACTTCTTTATGGATCTAGTAGATGGTACTACATCAGCTAAAGATGCCTTCAGAGCTATGGCTGCTGACATCATACGACAGCTTTACAGAATACTCGTTCTTGAGCAAATGGTACAATCTATAGCTGGTGCCATTACAGGTGCATTTAACCCTGCCTCTGCTGCTGGTACTAAGGGTACTGTAGCTCCACCTAGAAGGCCAACAGGAGTATTTGGTAATTATGACGGTGGTGGATACACAGGTTCAGGCCCAAGATCAGGTGGCTTAGATGGTAAGGGTGGCTTTATGGCTATGCTACACCCTAGAGAGACTGTCGTAGACCACACTAAAGGTCAGTCAACAGGTGGTGATGTAGTAACAGTGAATCAAACCATCAACGTAACCACAGGCGTACAGCAAACTGTACGTGCTGAAATTAAACAGCTAATGCCACAGATAGCAGACAGTGCTAAGGCTGCTGTATTAGACGCTAAAAGGCGTGGTGGATCATATGGAAGGGCATTCGCATAATGGCTATCACTTATCCTTTATCTTTGCCCACAGCTACTGGAATAGCGCAGATAGAAATCAGAGCTATAAATGCAGTGGCATATAGCAGATCACCATTTACTTTCTCAGGTCAGGCTCACGCTTATTCTGGGCAAATGTGGCAAGCTGATGTAAGTCTGCCGCCTATGAAGCGTGATAATGCGGAACAGTGGATTGCTTGGCTAATTTCCCTTAGAGGCCAGTTTGGCACTTTCCTTCTTAACGACCCTGCTGGAGTTACTCCAAGAGGATCGGCTGGCGGTTCACCTTTGGTTAATGGAGCAGCACAGACAGGTAATCTTATCAATATAGATAACTGCACAGCAAGTCAGACGGGTTGGCTTAAAGCTGGTGACTATGTTCAGTTTGGTACTGGCTCATCTTCCTCTTTGCATAAGGTCTTAGAGGATGTGAATAGTAACAGCAGTGGTGAAACCACATTAGAAATTTGGCCTAGCGTTAGAACGGCACCAGCCGATAATTCAGCAGTGGTTACTTCAAACGCAAAAGGCTTGTTTAGATTATCATCTAACGAGCAATCTTTTTCAGTTAATGAGGCGAGTTTTTACGGGATAACATTTGCGGCAATGGAAGCAGTCTAATGTCCAGAGATAATGCAGAAATCATATCAGCGTTACAAGCCGATAGGGTTGAGATATTTAACGCTGTAGAGATTTTCCTAGATAATAATACGCTAAGGTTTTGGACTGGCTATGGGAGCCGTGCATTAGGATCACCCATTGCAGCAAACCTTGTGGCTGTAGGTGATGAATATATTATCACATCTGTTGGTGATACCAATTTCACACTTATAGGTGCTGCGTCAAATACCGCTGGCGAAGTATTCTATGCAACTGATTTAGGAACAGGCACAGGCACAGTTTCTAAGGTCTACACTGGCACTGGTCAGTTGATGAATATTGAAGGTTTAACTGAAGCGAATGATCTTAGCGCACAGAGCGCAACAATCACCTTGAGCGGAATGCCATCTGAAATACTGTCTATGGCGCTCCAAGAGCCTTATCAGCGCCGTGAGTGTAAGATTTACTTTGGCATTGCCTCAACAGATTGGATTTTACAGTTTGGTGTGTGGGACGACACTGGCGTTTGGATAGATACATCTGAATGGAATGACACACCTACTGATATAGACGCTAGTGATTTATACTATGCAACGGCTGAAGTATTTAGCGGTGAAATGGATACGATGAATATTGTAGATAGTAGCGACACAAGCACTATTCAGTTACAGGTCACTAGCCGTTTAATCAAACTAGACCGTGCTAATGTTCGCAGATATACGTCAGAAAATCATAAATCTCGTTATCCAAACGACACCTTTTTTGATACAGTGGCAACATTGCAAGATCAGTCGATTGTGTGGGGTCGTGAAGCGTGAACTTAGAAGCCTTAAACCAATATCTTGATGAAATCAGAGATGAGCCATTTGTGTGGGGTCAGCACGATTGTCTGACGTTTACCAATACTGCATTCCATAAGATGTATGGTGAAGGTTGGTGTGATGATTGGTTGGGCCGCTATATGAACGGGGATAATCTAATCACCAACACACAGCTAAAAGAAGAGTTTGGCTTTGACACGCTAGAAGAGGGAATAACCAGCAAGCTTACTAAGATTGACTATATCCCGCCAAGGGGTGCTTTAGTTGCTATTGCTGTGCCAAGAAGGTTTTTAACTGGTCGTTCATTTGGCATTTCTCTTGGTACGAAATGCGTATTTTTATCAGCCTTTGGTTTAGTGTATAGTAATGTTGAAGCGGCAAGAGAGGCGTATGTAAGATGAGCAAATACCGCCTTGGTGATATTACCCTAAAAAGTTATAATTCTTGGGAGAATGTGCCTAGAGAGCCATTTAAGGAGCTTGTCAAAAGAGGAGTTCAAGCGGCATTAGGCTACACTCTTGGCCCTGTTGGAACTTTTATCTTTGAGGTCGTTTATTATGCTGCAACAACAGCTATAACTTATTCAGCATTAAGTGCTTTAGAGGGAAAATATGATTTCTCTATTGAGCAATCACAAGGGCGCTTGATAAATTCTAGGACACCAACAGGATCACAACAATATGTTTACGGCAAGGTTCGTAAGGGAGGTGTTATTGTAAACCTTGAAACTGAAGGTTCAAATAATAAATATTTACATATGATAATTGCTCTTGCGGGCCATGAAGTCGATGAAATAGGCGATATATATGTAAATGACAAAATAGTTAATATTTCTAATAATTTAGTTACAGATGCGCCTTGGAACTCAAAGATAAAGATAGTCAAATATACAGGCAACCAAACAACGGTAAATGAATACTGGCCTAGTGATGCTGGTATAGGGTCAGGAATAGCTTATCTTTATGTTCGGTTGGAATATGACCAAGATGTGTTTGCAAGTGGTATTCCTGTTTTTACAGCGGTTTTGCAGGGTAAAAAGGTATATGATCCAAGGCAGGGCGGTCAAAGTGCAACAGACAGCAGCACATGGACTTACAGCGCCAACTCAGCTTTGTGTATCGCCGATTATCTTCGTGCTGATTATGGATTAGGCGATAGTGATTATAGCCGTATAGACAACACTATGCTGCAAGCTGCTGCAAATATTTGCGATGAGGATGTTACTTTAGCCGCTGGTGGTACTGAAAAACGATATGAATGTCATGGGGTTTTATCTGCTGAGAATACACCAGCCGATAATATTGGAAGAATGCTGACCTCATGTAATGGAACAATATTCTGGGGCAGCGGCAAATGGAAACTTAAAGCTGGTGCATATACTACACCTGTTAAAGATTTTACATTAGACGACTTGCGTAGCGAAATAGCTGTTAAAACAAGAAACTCATCTCGTGATAATTTTAATTCGGTTCAAGGTACATTTGTAGATGCCGCACAAGATTGGATTTCTGTAGATTATCCAAAGATCAAAAGCACTGGCACATTCTTATTTGAGGATGGCGGCGTTGAAAACGTATTGGACCTCAACCTACCATTCACTACGTCACCATCAATGGCTCAAAGATTAGCGAAGCAGACGCTATTTAGAGGTCGTGAGCAAATTTCCTTATCGGCACAATTTGGAATGTCAGCCTTTGAAATAGAAGTTGGTGATATAGTTAGGCTGACCATTGATAGGTATGGCTTTGCAAATAAAGAATTTGAAGTTACCTCTTGGGCATTAAGCCCCAACTCTGATGTTGGTGATATGCGTATTTCCATGACGCTACAAGAAACAAGTCAGGCGGCATTTTCTTGGGCGGCAGAAGAAGAAACACTATTAGCCAATAATACAACCCTGCCATTGTTCAATGCTGTACCTAATTTTGGCATGACTATTGATATAGAAACCTCATCATTCAATGAACGACTGCAAAAAGATCTGGTTGTAAATATCGCATCAAACAACTTGCAAGCCATTCAGAACATTGAAGTGCAAGTTAGTCGATCTGACTTTACTGATTTGATTAACCGTGAGCGTCTTATTCAAGACATTTCTGGTGGTGTAAGTTTGTTTGTTGACACCGTTATAAGCGGAAGAAAGCTAGGCGATATTACTAACAACGGATCTGTTGGTGTGGCTGATGGCATTGCTTATGAAGATTATTATAAGCGAACATCAACATCATATGACACTTATATTGAAGATACGCTGCATAATTACATTATAAATAATCCAGCTACATTCAGCAGATACTTGTTTGGTAATGTAAATATAAACACTGACTTTGAAACGCTATATAAAGGAACGCCTGAGAATATTAGGTTTAAGGATTTTCCGTCTGGCACATATTCTATCAGAGCAAGGGCGCTAAACAGTTTAGGCTTTAATGGTGCTTATGTAACAGTTGCGAATGTTCAAGTTCCACGTTCTGATAGTGACATTGGATCACCAGAAGAATTAAACATTGAGAATGTAGACATTCAAAGCCTGAAGCTAAATTGGAAGCCTGTCGAAAGTTCAGCCCTCTCACATTATGAAATTAGGCATACGAAGATTGTCGATGGTGAAGAGGTAAGTGCGGGCAGCTTTGTGGCTGGATTGCATTACGTTATTTCCACTGTGGGTACTACAGACTTCACTGCCATAGGTGCATCTGCAAATACTGTTGGAGTAGAGTTTCATGCAACTGGTGTTGGCTCTGGAACAGGTAAAGCAACAAACTTAGTTAAGATAGATAAAACAGTTCCTTGGGCAGAAAGTGTACCAAGACCAGCATCTTCTGCTACTGTTGGAACGAGGCGTGGAACTTATGTTATTCGGGCGTTTTCCAAGAATGGCACACCAAGCCTTAATTATGCAAAAGCTACACTTAGATCGGCTGATATAAGTAACTCCTTTATCAGTTCTTCTACAAAAGACACTTGGATTTTAGCCAATAATGCAATCGAATTAACTATCGTCTTAAGCAGTAACCCTTTTTATCCACCAGCCGCTTATAAGATTGCTGATGATGACAATTCTGGCACTGCTGTATTCGAGAGTAATGGATACATAGACATAACAACCAGTCAAACTGCTAGAGTGATATTTGACATAGATTTTATTAGGTGGAATTGGGAAAGCTTTAAAGATGCCAATCAAAAGTTTGATTTTGTCTTTGGCGAGTTTGATAGCCTTGAAGGCAACTTTGATGACTTAGATAAGGAATTTAGGTCAGACGTTCAGATTGTTCCTTATGTGGCTGTCACTCAAGATGCTCCTAGCGGATCTGCAAACTGGTCTGAATGGCAAAGAATAACTAGCAACGTCTATAAAGCTAGAGGCTTTAAGTTTAAATTTGAAGTCAATAGTGATACATATGAAGTAACTGGCGCATGGACTGACGCCGTAGCAACAGTGGAGTATTAAGATGTCAACGAATGACATGGTGATTGCAAACCAAGGAACTGCTGCTTTTAGGGTGGATTTAAATAGTGCGCTGCAAGCACTAGCAAGCAATTCGCTTTCTTCCAGCCAGCCATCTACAACTTACGCAGGGCAATTCTGGTTTGATAGCACAAACAACATTCTTAAGATCAAGGATAAGGATGGATCTGCATTTGTGAATGTGGCTTATATCCACCCTACTGATGACGCCTTTCAGATATTAGACAACACACTTGTTGTGGATACCTCTGGCACTCAGACGGGCCTGTTAGGGGATCAGGCGTCATCTGCTTGGACAACAGGCACAGGCACAACAGAAAGCCTTGTATCACCAGCTAAAGTAAAGGCGGCTATAGATCAGTTTGCCCCTGATAGCGTTGGCGTTTCACAGACTTGGCAAGATATGAGCGGTTCAAGAACTGCTGGTGTAGCTTATCAAAACACAAGCGGTAAGGCTATTGATGTAGCTGTGCAGTTGGGAACTGGCACGACTTATCTGCAAGTTTCATCAGATGGTGTAAGTTATTTGAGTATAGCAAACGGCAATGCCTCAACAACTGCCCCTGCATCTGCTATAATCCCGAATAATCATTATTACAAAGTTGTTGGTTCATATACCCGCTGGCACGAACTGCGATAGGAGACAAAGATGGGAACTATTTCTAACGGTGAAAGCGGATTATCGGTACGCAATAAGTTAAACGATGTAATCGATAAGATTGAAGGCACTACCGATATTGGTAATAACATACTGTTCGGCGACAACAGCAAAGCCATCTTCGGCGCTGGGTCTGACCTACAGATTTATCATACTGCAACAGGCAATCATTCCGTTATTAACGAGAGTGGTGGTGGTGATTTACAAATTCAAGCAAATAAAACTGTAATACAGTCAGCTTCTGGCGCAGATGACTTTTTAGTGGTTACACCTTCTGCGGGGGTTCAACTATCGCATAATGCTAGTGGAACTGTAGGAGTCAAACTCGCCACCACCAGCACAGGTGTAGACATCACTGGGACTTTGACCAGCGATGGGCTGACTGTGGATGGGAGTGCGACTTTAAGCGGTGGAAACTTAACGCATACCTTAAAAACAACAACTTCTTCATCTACCTCACAGACAACCTTGCTGTTTAATAACAGAGATGGGAATGGCAACTACCATGACGTAGCTTCAATCGTAGGTAGAAGTGCAGGTAATGGTGGTTCTGGCGATATTGTTTTTAATACACAGTATTCAGGTACTGGAATAAAAACTCGTATGGAGATTGATCGCACAGGCGACATCAGCTTCTACGAGGACACAGGCACCACTGCAAAGTTCTTCTGGGATGCGAGTGCGGAGAGCTTGGGGATTGGGACGAGTTCGCCTGCAAGATTGCTTGATGTGAACGGCATTGCAAAGGCTTCAATTTTTGATGCTGGCGGAGAGGGTTTTATCCGTGGCGATGCAGCGGGTGAGTTGCGCATACAGTCTGGAACGACTGCGACAACATTTAGAAATAACGCAAATAATGCAGAGTTTATGCGTATCGACAGCACCGGTCGGGTCAATATCGGCCCTACAACTGGAACAACCGGTGCAGGTAGTTTTATAGCAGGTGGAGGGGCTTTTTATATTCAGTCAGGTCAGAACCAAACCAGCACAACAAAGGTTCCGATTGTTTTCTCTAATATAGGTGGCTCAAGCGAGAGTATGCGCATCGACTCATCGGGCAACCTGCTTGTGGGTACTACGACACTTTCTACAAACACTGATGGCCACGAATTAAGGGCCGATGGAAAGATAGTATCCTCTACTTCAGGCGCAGCCGTTGCTTATTTTAACAGAAACACAAACGATGGGGATATTATCCGTTTAGACAAAGACGGCGCCACTGTGGGGAGTATTGGGAGTTACTTTGATTATTTCTATATAGGTTCGCCCACTGGTACAGATGCCTTTATACGATTTGGTAATAGTATTATTGCCCCATCTACATCTGGCGGTGCATACCGTGACGCAGCTATTGACTTAGGAGTATCAACAGCCCGCTTCAAAGACCTCTACCTCTCTGGCGGTGTGTACCTTGGCGGCACTGGGGCGGCTAATCTGCTGGATGACTATGAGGAGGGGACTTGGACGCCTAATGTGCAAACAAACGGCTTCAGCCAGAGTGTATCAAGTACAGCTGGTAGATACGTTAAAATAGGTGAAATGGTCTACTTTGAAGGAAAAGTTGAGTTATCGGCGGCGGGTACAACAACGACACATACTTACATAAGCAACTTTCCTTTTGCTAACCAAGGAGGGTCTGGCACTGGTGGACGGCAAGCCGTAGGTGTTTTTCAAGCAGACAATCCCGGTGAAGGAAATGGTAAGTCTACGGGATTTGTTCGAGCTGGGCAGCAGAATTATTACATCACTCTATACCACATGAACAACAGTCCGAGTGCGGATGTATTTCTATTCTCAGGCCAACTGAGAGTAACATAACCCACTGCATAGCTTTGGGTCGGACAGTCCAACCATCAAAGGAGATAAACGATGGCACTAACGGAAGAAACAGTACAAGACAAAATCGAGATCGTATCAGAATACAAAATGATACAGGTCAGAACAGCCACGGTCATCAAGCGTGACGATGTAGAGATCAGCCGATCCTTCTCACGCCATGTAGTTGCACCAGATGCAGACATCACAGGCGAAAGCGCAGAGGTTCAAGCCATCTGTAACGCAGTACACACACAAGCGGTTAAGGATGCTTATGCCGCACATCTAGCAGCACAGGAGACACCATAATGGCTATTACTTACACTTGGACTATTCCAACATTGGAACACGAAATCGCTGACGGTGGCGTATACATTGCTCACTGGCGCTGCACAGGCGTTGATGAAGATGGCAATAGCTCATCTAGCTATGGCACCTGTGGCTTTACCTACGATGCCTCTGCTGCTGACTTTACACCATATGACGATATTACTGAGTCTCAAGCTCAGGGCTGGGTGTGGGGTCATGTATCAAAGGATGATACAGAAGCTGCTATTGCTTCTAAGATTGATGCGATAGCTAATCCAACGTCTGCAAGCGGAGTACCGTGGTAGACATAACCTAGAAGGAGAAACGTAATGGGCGAGAAACAAACACAAACCATTATGATTGACGAAGTAGAATACAACGTGGAAGACTTTACAGATGAACAGAAGGTTCTAATTAACCACGTTATGGATTTAGATCGTAAGATCGGTAGCACTAAGTTTAACTTAGATCAGCTTAATGTGGGTCGTGGGGCATTTATGAATGCTCTTAAGGAAACTCTTAAGCCAGATCCAGAGCCACAGCAAGAACAGCAACAACAAGCAGCTTAATTAAAGGGATGCCTGACAATGGGATATAAACTAGGAACACGTAGCTTACAGAACTTGTCAGGCGTTCACCCTGATATGCAAGCTGTAGTTAAGAAGGCAATCGAGATCACTGAAGTAGACTTCACAGTCATCGAAGGTATACGTCATATTGATCGTCAGAGACAGCTACTCAAAGAGGGTAAGTCAACTACACTTAACTCAAGACACATCACAGGTCATGCTGTAGACATGGTTCCTTGGCCTGTAGATTGGGAAGACTTAGATAGGTTTGAAACTATGGCTGAAGCCATGAA